AGTCAACTTGGATGACCTTATGACCAGCAGACCTGGAGGTATTGTAAGAGTACGTACCCCAGGTGCTGTGTCACCACTAGCTACTCCACAGCTAGACCAGAACTCCTTTAATATGCTGGGTTATTTAGACAGTATCAGAGAAGAGAGAACTGGTGTTAATAAGAACAGTATGGGTATTGGGGATGGTGGCTTAAAGTCACACCAAACTGCTACTGGTGTAGCCCAAGTAATGACGGCTGCACAACAGAAGATTGAATTGATTGCTAGAGTATTTGCTGAGACAGGTATGAAGGACCTCGCCAACAGTGTGTACCAACTAGTACAGAAGTTTGAGTCTCCTGAGAAGATTGTCAGACTGAATAACAAATGGGTCACACTATACCCTAGTGAGTGGAAAGAGAAGATGGATTGTACCGCACAGGTAGGTCTAGGTTTCGGCAACAAGGATATGAACCTAATGCATTTGGGTCAACTAGCCCAGACTATTCAGATGGTTGCTGGTCACCCTGCTGCTGGTATGATGATTAAGCCTAAGAATGTATATAATCTTATTGCTGAACAGATTAGAGCTATGGGTATGAAGAACGTAGAGGACTTCATTACAGACCCTGGTGATGGTGATTTACCACAACAAGGTCCTGGTCCAGAAGAGCAAGCTAAGCAGGCAGAGATGCAACTCAAGGCAGAGGAACTCAAGTTGAAGATGCAGAAGATGCAGACTGAAAGTGCTCTTAGACAGAAAGAGATGGAGATTGATGCTCAGATAGCTCAACAACAATTAGAGTTAAAGGCACAAGAAGCTCAAGTGAATATGCAAATAAAAGCACAGGAGCTAGAGATTAAGAAAGCAGACTTAGCTCTTAAACAACAAGAGTTAATACTAGAAAGGGAGCAAGGAAGACCAGTGGCTATTGGTCCAACATAAGGAGTGAGTAGGGATGGGAAAGAAAGGGAAGGATATACAACAAGGTAAGGATGCAGAGAGGTTAGTTAATGACCCACTATATAAGGTAGCATTCGAGGATACAAAGAAAGCATTGATTGCTATGCTATTGAATACAGCAATCAGTGAAGAGGTAGAGAGAGATAGAATCTATATTACCATTAAAGCCTTAGGGTTGGTTGATGAGCACATACAAAGTGTAATCAACACAGGTAAGCTGGCTGAAGGACCAGCAGGATTCTATAAAGATACAAACAACTATTAAAAATAAGGGAGAAACCTAATGGATTCAGAAACGAATAACCAGATGGAAGTAGCGTTCGAGAGAGCACAAGAAGGTTCGTCAGAAGAGGCGACAAATAAAATCCTAGGATTGTGGGAATCAGAAGATGACCAACCTACAAGCGAGGAAACTGAATCTACTGCAGAAGACGAGGTAGTAGAGGAGGAAACACAGGAAGATGAAGTCGAAACAGAAGAGGTCTCGGAAGAGGAAGCCTCTGAAGAATTAGAGGAAGTTGAAGAAGGTGAAGAAGAAACCGAAGAGGAAACTGAAGATACCAGCTATACTATTAAAGTAGATGGCGAAGAGTACGAAGTTAACTTAGAGGAACTTAAAGCTGGATATCAAAGACAATCTGACTACACTCGTAAGTCTCAAGCAGTAGCCGAGGGACGTAAGGATAATGAAGCAATTCAATCCGAACGCCTAAGACTAGAGCAAGAGAGACAGCTGTACGCTAACGGCTTACAGATGCTGAGAGAACAACAGGAAGCTAACCTTTCTGAATTTAGTCAAGTAGACTGGGATTCCCTTAAAGAGGAAGACCCGTATGCATATATGATTAAGAAGGACGAGTACCGAGATGCTCAGGATAAAGCAAGGAATGCTGTACAACAACAACGGATTGTACAACAACAACAGAGTCAACAAGCAGCACAGTCAAGAGCAACCTTTGTTCAAGACCAGTACACTCAGCTAGTTGATGCTTTACCAGAGTGGAGTGATGATAAGTCTACCGTAAAGGATGACATCAGAACCTTCGCATTATCTTCAGGATATGCACCAGAAGAAGTTGACCAACTAGCAGACCACCGTAGTATCCTTATTCTTAAGAAGGCTATGGAGTTTGACAAGTTAACTAAGAAGGTTGCACCTCAAGCTAAGAAGGTTAAGAAAGTTCCTAAGGTACAGAAGTCTGGAAGAGGAAAGGTTAAGTCTGAGACTGAAGCAGCATCATCAAAGAAGAAGCGTACAAGGTTAAGAGAGTCTGGCAGTCAAGCTGACGCAGCCTCTATATTTTATGATATGTTATAATAAGGAAATACTACTATGGCAACAACTACGCAATTTAAGACTTACGATGCTAACGCAATTCGTGAGGATTTATCAGATGTTATTTACGACATCTCCCCAACGGATACCCCCTTCCTCTCTGGCATTGCCAAGAAAGGCTCTGTATCTAATACACACTTCGAGTGGCAGACAGATGCTCTAACAGCAGCTTCGGCAGTTAACAAGCATATTGAAGGAGCAGCGGTAGGTGCAGCTTCTATGACGGATACTACTCGTCTCGGTAACTACACACAAATCTCTAAGAAGGTTGTTGAGGTTACTGGCACACAAGAGAAGGTTGACAACGCAGGCAAGAAGTCTGAGATGGCATACCAATTAGCTAAGGCTTCTAAAGAGCTTAAGCGTGATATGGAATCTTCATTACTAGCTGACACTTCAGGTTCTGCGGGTACTGCTTCTGCAGCCCGTGTTACTCAAGGTGCTGCTAAGTTTATCGCAACTAATGTTGTAGATGCTGGTACTACTGGTACTCACGCTGCAATCGATGATGCTGATATTGTTAGTGCAGCTGAGAAATGTTGGACACAAGGTGGTGAACCATCTACAATCTTACTAGGTGCTACTAATAAGAAGGTTATCACTGGCTTAGCTGGTCGTGCTGATGCAACTCGTTCAGCAGTAGACAACAACAAGACGTTATACAACGCTGTTGATATCTACGTAACTGACTTCGGTACATTCAACATCCAGTTAGACAGATACTGTGACCAAGACATCGTTTATGTTCTTGACAACGATATGTGGTCTGTTGACTTCTTACGTGACTTCCAAACAGTAGACATCTCGAAAGATGGTGACTCTGATAAGAAGATGCTTCTAGTTGAGTATGGCTTACGCTGTGGCAACGAAGCAGCTAACGCTAAGATTCGTTACACAACTGGCTAATTAGTTAGTTTAACTCTGCCCCTCGGCTCACGCCTGGGGGTTTTGTTAAATTATCTAGGAGAAGTTATGGCACTAAATACAAAGCTAATTGAGAACTTAGATGGCTCACTCACTAGCGTATCATCTCAAGACACACAAGAGATAAGAGATATTGTTACAGAGAATACTAGATACAGAGAAGAAGGTTCTCGTAGTGGTAGACATCAATACAAAGGTGACACACAATTCTCACATAAAGTAGCCAGCATTCCTATGATTATGGTTGAACAGATGATGAGAGATGGTGTGTGGAATAACCAAGAAAGAATGAGAGAGTGGTTGAACAACCCAGAGAATGCTCCATTCAGAACAACAAAAGGTAAACTATAGATGGCACTAAGTACATTCACAGAACTAAAGACAGCAATCTCAGAATGGCTAGATAGGGGTGACTTAACAAATAACATACCAGACTTCATTACCTTAGCTGAAGCTAGGATAAATAGAGACTTACGTATAAGACCTATGGAAGTACGTAGCACTATGACTACAACTGCAGGTAATAGATACCACGCCTTACCAGGCGGATACCTCAGTATGCGTAACATTCAAATTAACAACGACCCTATTGTACCACTAGAGTTTATATCTCTTGAGATGCTGGATAGATTGTATGGTGGTAGTTCATCAGGCGTTCCAAGTGCTTACTCTATGGTAGGTGATGAGATTCAACTAGCTCCTATACCAGATGCAGCATACTCAGTAGAAGTTGCTTACTATAAGAAGTTTGACAGTCTAGGTGACGGTACTAGTGGTACTGTGACTAGCAACTGGTTGACAACTAACGCACCTGATGTGTTGTTGTATGCTTCTCTATTAGAGGCAGAACCTTTCTTAAAGAATGATGAGCGTGTTCAGGTCTGGTTAGGTGCATACAGTTCAGCAGTAGAGAAACTACAGAGAGCAGATAGTGCAGACAGGCATTCAGGTTCAACTATGAGGGTACGTAATATATATTCAGGTGTTGAAGGTTAATGTCAGAATACACCTGGGACACTAAGACAGTTACCTGGGGTGGTGATGTTGCTTTGTGGGCTAGTGCAGCCTACCCAGTGTCCGCCACATTCGGAACTAATGGCTCAACCTCGGTAGAGAGCACAGCATTATTTCCAGTGTCAGCTAATATGACACAAGTATTATTATCTGAGCTACACGAAGAAGATAGAGTTACATTACTTAATGGCACACTAGCTTCAGCATTAGGGGTATCTACATCTTGTGTGCTGGTACTACCTGTATCAGGAAGTATCCAGATGATTAGTACAGCTACAGATTCAGGTAGTTTACAGGCAGTAGGTCTAGCTACATTATCTAGTTCTCAATCCACTAGCAGTACAAATAACACAGTATTCCCAGCAACAGCCACCTTCTCATCTGTATTAGATAATGTAGATGATGAAGATAAGGTTACACTAATAAGTGCTGCGTTGGAATCTAGTTATGGTATAATATCAGAATCAGTTCTAAAAGCAGTTGGGTCTATATCATTAGATTCCACTACTGGTTTTGTTAATAACATCAACTATCCAGAGACAGCTACTATCGCTACAGATGTGTCTACATCATCAGCCAGTAACTTCTTATGGAATACAGAGACAGAATCCTCAGACACTTGGTCTATAAGCACAGAAGAAACAACAACTTGGACCACACAAACAGAGGATGATACAACGTGGACGTAAAAACAAACACACAATTAACAGCAGCAGGAGCTAGTAAAATGAACAACAACGAGAACGTAAATCTATCACTAACTAATATTTGGTCAGTCACTTGTCTTGATAAAGATGGCAACATTAAATGGTCAGAGACTAGGAAGAACTTAATTACAACTGAAGGATTGAATCACATTCTCAATACTCAGTTTCACGCAGGCACTGCAGTAACCGCCTGGTATATAGGACTCAAGGGTACAGGTACTCCAGCTGCAGCAGATACACTGGCTTCCCACTCTACTTGGACAGAAGTAACAGGGTACTCAGGTACTAGGAAGGAATGGACTGAAGGGGCTTCTAGTTCAGGTAG